ATCTTTTCATCAAACTCAGCAGTTGGATATTATATTGCCCAACGTGCCGGCATTGGACTTAACCTAGGACGCATAAGAGCAATCAACTCTAAGATAAGAGGCGGTGAAGTAGCACACACAGGAGTTGTCCCGTTCCTTAAGGTATTTGAAGCAACTGTGAGATCATGTACACAGAACGGAATACGTGGTGGCTCAGCAACTGTTCATTTTCCAATATGGCATCAAGAGATTGAAGACATACTTGTTTTAAAAAACAACAAAGGCACAGATGATAACCGTGTTAGAAAATTAGATTATTCAATACAGATATCTAAAATATTTTATGAAAGACTTTTATCCGATAGCGAGATTACTTTGTTCTCACCACATGATGTAGAAGACATGTATGAAGCATTTGGTCATGACAATGAAAAATTTGATCAACTGTATTTGAAATATGAAGCAGATCGTAAAACGCCCAAGAAAAAAATTAAAGCAATGGACTTATTTTCAGCACTATTAAAAGAACGTGCTGAAACAGGTAGAATATATGTGATGAACATTGATCATGCAAACTCACACTCATCGTTTAAAGATCCAGTGCGTATGAGTAATCTGTGTCAAGAAATTACACTGCCTACAAAACCTATACAAGACATACATGACAATGAAGGTGAAATAGCATTGTGTATATTGAGTGCTATTAATGTAGGAACGCTCAAAGCCATCGACGACTTAGAAAACTTATGTGATCTAGCAGTAAGATCATTAGAACAAATTATTGATTATCAAGGTTATCCTGTTAAGGCCGCTGAACTGTCAACAAAATCAAGACGTTCATTAGGCATAGGATACATTGGCCTAGCACACTTCTTTGCCAAACACAAAGTTAAATATTCAGATCCTAAAGCCTGGACACTAGCACATCAACTGTCAGAAGCATTTCAGTTTTATCTTTTAAAAGCATCAATGAATGTGGCAAAAGAAGTGGGCAAGTGTGAAGGCTTCGAAAGAACCAAATATGCTGATGGTATTTTACCTATAGACACATACAAACGAGACATTGATGAGATAGCAAATCCAGAGTATCAATATGACTGGGAATGGTTGCGTGGCGAGATCAAAAAGCATGGACTAAGACACTCAACTCTATCAGCACAGATGCCAAGTGAATCAAGTTCTGTTGTGAGCAACGCAACAAATGGCATAGAGCCTCCACGTGCATTGCTCAGCACAAAGAAGTCTAAAAAAGGCCCATTAAAACAAGTGGTACCACAGTACCAACAACTGAAGAACCACTACACTTTACTATGGGATATGCCTAGCAACGAAGGATATATTAACATAGTATCGATGATGCAAAAATTCTTTGACCAAGCCATATCAGGCAACTGGTCATACAATCCTACACACTTTGAAAACAATGAAGTACCAATGAGTGTGATGCTGAAAGATCTCTTAACAACATACAAACTAGGCTGGAAGACATCATATTATCAAAACACCTATGACTTCAAGGGTGAAGAAGAAACAGTGCAACCACAAGGCATTGAGGATACTGTACAAGATGACACAGTATTGCCTATGACTTCCGAAGAAGAAGCAGATTGTGATGCCTGTGCGATATAATGGCTGCCACTCCTGAAGCAAACTATCTATACAAACTTTTTGACGACACTCAATTCAAAGCAAAAATGGTTGTTCCTTATGATGATTTTTTGTACCATAGTCCTAAACAATTAGATCAAATGTTAGCCATGCATGCCAAACGTGGCAAACCTGTTGTGATAGACAAAACTGCTGAGCATTTACACAACGAACAACAAGCAATAGAACTTAAAAATAAATTAGACGAACACGGATTACTAGACCGTGCCGTTGTGTTTGATAACACTGCCGATGAAACTTATTTTGAACGACACGGTATTAGACATCAATATATAGAAGGATATATTTGGTTCTATTTGTCTAATGCTGACAGACCAAAACCAAAAGATAAACATATATCACATCAGTTTTTATGCATGAACAGTTTTTCTAAAGAACATAGATGGGCAATTATCAGTGCCTTGCATAATCAAAATTTAATAGATGATGTGTTGTGGTCGTATAGAGATACAGCAAAGTATTTCCCAGATAATCCTTATGCACATTTTGATTTTGTAAGACCAACTTACATTGATCAACCATTAGAAGCAGAAGGGAATGCAGTTTCACAAGCACAAAATTTTAATCAAAACTTAAACCTAGATGATATCTATAGTAAATCTAACTATACTATTGTAACTGAAACAGACTTTGACGAACCACATCTAAGCAGTTGCACTGAAAAAAGTTATTTGTCGTTGTTTTACGAAACTTTGCCTATTGTTGTATCGGTTCCGGGTACAGTGCAGATGTTAAAGTCACAAGGCTTTGATGTGTTTGACGATGTAGTTGACCATTCTTATGATAACGAAACTGATCATAAAAGTCGTTTCAATATGATTTTATACGAAATAAAAAGACTGAAAGAAATACAACCCAACACAGATACAAACAGACACAAGTTTAACCGTTCACACATGACCAACAGAGCATATTGGCACAAACAAATTAATAATAAACTGAAGAGTTATAGATTTGATTGACACATTAAATAGTACACTATAAACTAACATTATATCATGACACAAAAAACAGTATTCAACAGAAAAGCAAACATTGATTTCACTAAACAACCTATGTTCTTTGGTGAAGATCAAAACACACAACGATATGATACATTCAAATACCCAGCACTAGATAAATTAAATCAAACTATGCTTGGTTATTTTTGGCGTCCAGAAGAAGTATCTTTGCAGAAAGACAGAGCAGACTTTCAAAACTTTAGACCAGAGCAGAAACACATATTCACATCCAACTTAAAATATCAAACTCTACTAGATTCAGTACAAGGCAGAGGACCATCATTAGCATTTCTACCATATGTATCACTACCAGAACTAGAAGGGTGTATTATAACTTGGGACTTCTTTGAAACTATTCATTCACGTTCATACACATACATAATGAAAAACATATATGCTGATCCATCAGAAGTTTTTGACACAATATTACACGATCAAGAAATTGTAAAACGTGCAATTTCAGTAACAGAAAACTATGATCAATTTTATAAGATTGCACAAGACTATTTTGTAAAAGGCAAAGGTGATATCAAGGAAGTCAAGAAAGCATTGTATCTTGCTATGGTAAATGTAAACATACTTGAAGGACTTAGATTCTATGTAAGTTTTGCCTGTACCTTTGCATTTGGTGAGTTAAAACTAATGGAAGGCTCAGCAAAAATTATATCATTCATTGCTAGAGATGAAGCAACACATTTGAATCTAAGCACACAGATAATTAAAAATTGGCACAATGGTGATGACAAAGAAATGCAGAAGATAGCAAAAGAATGTCAGCCAGATGTAGTTGAAATGTATAAACTGTGTGTTGAAGAAGAAAAAGCATGGGCAAAACATTTGATGAAAGATGGATCAATTATTGGATTGAATGAAAACTTGTTAGGTCAATACGTTGAATGGATTGCAAACAAGAGATTGAAAGCAATAGGCTTTGAACCTGCATATGACAGACCAGCAGGAACTAATCCTTTACCTTGGACACAACATTGGTTATCATCATCTGGTTTACAAGTTGCACCACAGGAAACAGAAGTTGAGTCTTATATCATTGGTGGTGTTAAACAAGATGTTGACAAAGACACTATGAAAGGCTTCAAATTATAATGTTTTTACTTTGGCATTCTGCCATTATTATAACTTTTCTCTTGATTGCATTTGGTTTAGGATATACACTAGGTATAAAACAAAAGGGTCAATATGTTAAAAGAAAATAATCATAAAGAACACGATATCATTGTTATAAGAATTATTGGTGGTGATGAAGTGATAGCAAAATTTGTCTCAGAAACTGAAGACACAATTACTGTGCGAAAACCTCTTGCTCTTGCAATGTTGCAGAACGGGTTAGGGTTACAACAATATGTGATAATGGGTAATATGGATAATCCATTTGTAATTAACAAAAAAGCAATCATTACAGCACAAGTAGCCAATAAAGGTGCACAGGAAAATTATATGCAAGGCACAACATCAATTAAAGTTCCTCCTAAGAGTCAAATTATCACTTAATAACGTATATGATGTTGATCATATTAAAAAATGCTCATTCAACTTTAGAGTGGTATGATAATAATCACAAAGATCTCAATCCAGATATAAACTGGTGTATATGGCGAGAACCGTGGGAAAGATTTATCAGCGGAGTATGGACTGATGTTGTGAATAAACAAGCATTGCATAGACCCAATACAGACAATCACTCAGTTGCTGAAGTAATTCCAAAAATAATGGACGGGGATTGGGTAAAGCAACAGGTTCAAGGTGACGGACCAGAGTCAATGTATTACAATGCTGGGCACATGATAACACAGTGGAACGACTTGCAAAAAGAATGTCATCGTGGAAAGATTTTTGATGGATCTATAAGAATATACAGTAGTGTCAAAACAGCCACCAAAACGCATTTCAATATTAAGGCACCTGTCAAGATAAATGAATCGCCAGCAAACATAATCAAAAAAATTAAAGATGCTCTGATTCCTTTTAAAACAGATATTGTAATGACTTATTTGCAACAAGATTATGAAATATGGCAACAACTGGATCCTATTTTAAATCGTGTTCACACACCATTTATAGACGTTCCAGTAGACAAAATACGAAAAGACATATAAAATAAAAACATAGACGTTGAAGTGTGTGTAATACACTCTAGGGACCCCGGGGCAGTACCGGGCGCCTCCACCAATAGCAAGGTGGCTTATGTAATCCCTTTCGGGGGCGAAATAGGATCGACCAGAGTTTAAAGGCACATGGAGTTTGTCCAGTTGGAACGAGGTAACGGCCAAAATTATAAATGCAAACGAAAGTTTCATTTTTGAAGAGGAACTAGCCTTAGCGGCATAGGTCTCGACGGGGCGGCCCCTG